ATCCATCAAGAAAAAGTGGTGTCACACAAACATTTAAGGCATCTGATGGAACTAATATTAAAAAAGTTTTCATGCCAGTTCCGTACAATATTGGATTTGAATTAAATATACTTGCAAAATTAAACGATGATGCCCTACAAATTATCGAACAAATTTTGCCATATTTTCAACCATCATTTAATCTAACAGTTGATTTAGTTAAATCAATTGGAGAGAAAAGAGACATACCAATTGTATTAGATAGTATTAACTTTCAGGATGATTATGAGGGTGATTTTTCTACAAGAAGAGCACTTATATACACATTAGGTTTCACTGCAAAAACATATCTATTTGGTCCTATCGCAGAATCCTCATCAGGACTTATCAAAAAAGTTCAGGTTGATTATGCCACAAACACTGATACTCAAAATGCAAAACGTGAAGTTAGATATACAGTTACTCCAAAACCTGCTGACGCAGGTCCTGATGATGATTTTGGATTTAGTGAAACCACATCATTCTTCTCAGATTCTAAATCTTACAGTCCTACAAGGCAAACTGATATCTAATGACTAACTATGATCCGATTGACGAGGCTTTAAATGTAAAGTCCGAAATTATTCCAACACCAGAGCATGTTGTTTCTAAAAAGAAAAATGAAATTAAAAAAGTTGAAGGACAAGATGTAGGAAAGGATTATGATTACACAAGAGGTAATTTATATTCCTTGATTGAGAAGGGGCAGGAAGCAATCAATGGTATTATGGAAGTTGCTGGTGAGACTGCCAGTCCAAGAGCATATGAGGTTGCAGGACAATTAATTAAGTCAGTTGCAGACACAACTGATAAACTTATGGACTTACAAAAGAAAGTCAAAGAAGTTGAGGAAGATGCAAATAAAACAACAAATAATGTTACAAATAATGCACTATTTGTTGGTTCCACTTCAGAGTTGTCAAAGATACTGAAGAAAGGTTTTCTAAATAATAAAGAGGCACCGAATCCAAAGAATGAAAAAGTGTAAATCTGGATACTATTATTGCAACACTGATAAGAAGTGTAAGCCAATTCCAAAGGGTTATCGCATCGGTTATGGTGGTTATTTACGCCAAGAAAAAGATGATGATGACAGTAATGGCAAAAACAAAAATGGTAATGGAAGTAACGGAAATGGTAACGGAAATGGTAATGGCAATGGTGGTAACGGAAATGGTGGTGGCAACGGTGGTGGAGGAATGAGTGAAGGATCATTACATAAATGGTTTAAGGGTTCCAAATCTAAAGATGGAAAAGGTGGTTGGGTTAACGTCGTTACGGGTGGAA